ACCAATTTCAGGAACATGGACTTTTGTTTCTATTTCTGGAAAGGTTTATAAAAGTAAAGGAGGAGGAGTAATTGTTGGAGATGTTCAATCTGACAATAATGCAGGAACAATCACATTGAAAGTTGCTGCTGCTGAATTTGAGGAAATTTAATTTAAAATAAAAGAAAATGGGAAAAGAAAAGGTAATTAGTGAAGAAGTGGCATTAAATGATTTAGAATTATTTATTAATGAATGGGTTGAAAAGCCAGAGCCAAAAGAAAATTTGAAAGATTCTTATCCGATGATGTTGGAAGCTATAATGAATGGGAATTTAGTTTTAGAAAATAATATTCCTACTTATACAATGTCAGCTCCGGTTAAAAATGTAAAAGGGGAAGTTTCATTATCTGAAATAACATTCAGAACGCGTATTTCTCCATCAAATCAAGCCGGTTTAGGGAAAGGTTTGAATATTCAATTGGATCAACTTCAATATGCTTTAAATTGCATCTCTTACATCATAAACCAACCAATCGCAATGATTGATAATTTTGGTAAAAGAGATTACAATACGGTGAGGGAAATTGCTTCGGTTTTTATGTAAGATGGATAGTCGGGGACATAAACAATGTGATAAAAAGTATTGTTGATTACCATCATTGGAGTCCGAATGTAATTGATGAAATGTATGCGGATGATTTAGATTTCAAAGGATTATCTTACTGGTATGATGAAATAGTTAGAATCAATAAGATGAATAAACCTAAATAACCGAAACAAAATGAATATGAAACCCATTGTTAGATTAAATTTCTACAATGGGTTTTTTAATTTTTAAAGAAAAAAATATGGCTTTATCAGCAATGACAGTTCCAACTACTTTTACGGCAAACGATAGGTTTTCATCTGTCATAAATACAATGGCAAGAAATACCAATAATTTTGCTTCTGGAGTCAGTAGGTTAAACAATAGGATAAATAATGAAATGACCTCCATGACGCGTGTTGCTAAATATGCAGCAGTTGCGGCAGGAACAGCATTATTTTATAAAGCAGGCGATGATATTATAGAATACGAGAAAGCAATTAATAGTTTGGGAGCAGTTACAGGAACAGTTGTTGGTTCTATGAATAAACAAATACAAAGTTTAGGAAAAGAAACAGGGCGATCTGTAATTGATATTACAAAATCATTTGAAATTGTAGGTTCTAAAATGTCACAATATTTAGATAATCCAGAAGCTTTAAAAAAGATTACAAAAGCAAGTGTATTAATGGCCGATGCAGCAAGGATGGAATTAGAGCCTGCAATTGAGTCATTGACTGGTGTTTTGAATATATATGGTAAATCAGCAGAGGACGCATTATACATTGTGAATAAATTATCAGCAGGTGAGATTGTAGGTAGTATTTCAATTGCTCAAACAGCAGATATTTTAAGGCAATTTGGTGGTACTGCAAGATTGGCTAATGTTCAAGTAGATGAATCAATTGCTTTGATTCAAACATTGACAAAATCATTAGGAGTTGAAGGAGTTGGCCGTGGTATCAGAAATGTAATGACTGACTTGAATATGGTCGGTGCTTTTGATAAAAACAAGACAAGAGCATTAGTTAAAGCAGGAGTTGATATGGATATTTTAGGTGATAAATCATTAGATTTAGTTACCAGATTGACAGAATTGAAAAAGTTGGAAGGAAATAGTGCTGCAATGGGTTTGTTTTTTAAGAAAACAGGTATCCAAACCGGAGCTACTTTATTTCAAAATTTTGATGATTATATTCGTTTTTTAAAGGCTATTAAAGAAACCAATAAAGCACAAGAGCAAGCAGATAAAAATAATGCAACATTAGCGAGGGGTATTAAATATTTAAAGGATTCCTTCACTAATTTTATTGTTACAAATCAGAATGCTAATATGGGAATATCAGCAACAAAATCATTAATAGGATGGATGATTCCTAATATGGGATTATTAGTTAATTTGATAGCAAGTGTTGCTATTGCTTTTGTTGGATGGAAAGTAATTGTAGGTATTGTTTCGTTGATAAGTGGAATTATGACTGCTTTCACAGCCATTATGAGTGCGCATAGATTTGTTGTCTTGTGGGCCACATTAACGAATACAGGTTATGCAGCTTCATTATGGGCGGTAGCTGCTGCAACATTAGCGGCTTATTGGCCATTACTTTTAATTGCCGGAGCATTAGGGTTATTAGTTTATGCTTTTTGGGATACTGGAAATGCTACTGATGATATGGTTTCAAAACAAATTTCTGCATTGAGTAAAGGAGATGCGGCTTTGATGAACTCAACAAACGTAATGTCAAGTGAATTGAAAAAGCAAAATAAAATAATGGCCGGTCAAAAACCACAGTTATCAATTGCAGAAAGAAATAAAAGCATGCTTTCAACCTATAATCTTTCTAAAGAAAAAATAAAGGCAGCAACTATTCAAAATTTGAAACTTCCAAAAGAACAACAATTATCAAAAGAAGCTTTAAATTATCAGGTTAGATCAGGAGATTATAAATTTGAAGATTCTAAATTTCAAACCAAAAAAAATGAATCAGGAATTAATTCAAAAACCTATAAAAATTTATCTGGAATGCAACAGTTAGATATGAAATCTTTTTCTGAAAATATGAAACAGAATGTTGAAGTTACAATAATTGATAAAGGAAACAATGCAGAATCAGTAAAAGTAAATGGAAAGAATTATGGAGGAGGTATTCCTGCCAAAACTAATTCAACAACCGGAGTTAAAAATTAAAATTATGCTAACAAAAGATATTTTATTATACGAAACTGGAAGCGGAGGCGATTTCTCCATTTTAAGCAATGATTTAGTATTAGGTGATGTTCTATATCAACAGTTCTATTTGGCGTTATTTGGGGGCAACCTGAAAGCATCCACGAAGCAAACTTACTTAGATAATGAAGAACGTTTTGATTATTGGGGTAATTCTTTGATTTGGCCAACAAATAAAGCGAGGCAATTTAATTCGGAAACAGAACGAACTTTGCAAAATGTAGTTTTGAATAGTTCAGGAAGATTGGCAATTATTAAAGCCGTAAAAACAGATTTGGCTTATTTAGAAAGTGTTGTTAACTTTGATGTCGAAGTAAGTTTATTAAATCAGAATAAAATATCGATAATAATAAGCTTCACAGGCAAAACAAATCAGCAAGATAAATCATTACAATTTGTATTTGATAATTCAAAAAATGAAGTAATAATAGAACAAATACTATGAAAAACATACCAAGTATTATTGAGTTGAACGAAGATATTGCGAATGATTTACGCAGTAAATTAGGTTTAACAGACGATGATTTGAAAAAGGTAGCGAGTGCGCTACCTTTAGTACTATCAGGACAATTTAAATTGGCCTATCTTTTTTTAGGTGATATTCAGGATAATTGTTTTCCGGACAAAGCCAGTACTGAATTAAATGGAGGAACACTTGAAAGGCAAGGTCGAATTTATCTTAATCGAAATCCTTTTCCTGATTCTATTGGAGTTTTTAAATTTTCAGTTACGGGGGTTGCAGGATCTATTTTAAGAAGTGACTTGACTTTCAAATCAAATGATGATGCATTAAATGCCGGTCAGGTTTATGTTTTGGATGCAGAATATATTTTAACTGGAACTGCTGATGAAATTGAAGTTCGTTCTATTGGATCAGGAGTCACTTATAATTTGAGTGTTGGAAATAATTTAACTATTACCGAGCCGGTAATTGGAGTTGATAAAACAGTTACAGTTACAGAAGTAATTACACAGCCAACAGCAGGGGAAACCGAGGATCTTTATCGACAATCTATTTTAAATGCAATACAAATAGAGCCACAAGGCGGTAGTAAAGGTGATTATCGAATTTGGTCAGGAGACGCACAAGGAGTTAGGTTAGTATATCCCTATGTTAGAGATGGAGAAGTAGGAACTATTGATGTTTATGTAGAGGCAACTTTAGTTGATAGTACGGATGAAAAAGGAACTCCAGGAACAGCAATATTGAATAATGTAGATGATGTTATTAATTTTGATCCTGATGTAACTAAACCTAATTATGAAAGAGCAAGAAAGCCAATGCAAGCTAATGTTGTAGTTTCTGCTATCACTTTGATTCCAGTTGATATTACAATTACAGGATTGAATGATGATTCAACTTCGGTTCAAACTACAATTAAAAATAGTTTAGATGATTTTTTATATGGAGTTAGGCCTTTTATTGATGGGGCAGATTTATTGAGAAATAAAAATGACATATTATATTCTGGAAAAGTACAAGGAGTTGTTACAGATTCATTAATTAATGGAAATTTTTTCAATATTTTAGATTTAAAAGTAGATGGAAATACTGAAATATCTTATGAATTTGGTTTAGGTAATATTCCTTATTTGAGAAACTTAATATTCAATTAATATGGCTTATGAAGTAACAGAAAAGAGTACGGTTCATGGATATGGAACGCCTCATGGATTTAATACTCCACATAGATTTCCTAATTATTTAAAAGGAAGTTTGACTGATATAATGGCAAATTTAGCCATTGATTTATATCCTACAGGTAGAGCTTTCACTATGCAAAAAGGAGGTGTTGCAGACAATATGCATGTGGCTTTGAATAGAAGTTTTATACGATTAGTAAATGCAGGGTTTTCAGTATTAGATTCTAACTTTCCGGATAATGAAAATTTTGATTCTGATGATTGTTTATTGTGGGAATATCGATTAGGTTTAAGAACCAATGAATTGATTTCTTTACAAGATAGGAGAGATGCTATTTTAAGAAAAATGAGTAGAGGTCGAAATATTCAGGCCCGACAAGGAAAAGAGTATATTGAATATCAATTGAGAATAGCAGAAACTACAACATTAGCTTGCATTGGCTTTCTTGCTCTTTCATAATTAGGTTTAGTTACATCAGGATCAAAATTAATAACATCAT